CTTTAATCATCCAATGAATAATAGTTATTGGTCTAATTGTAGAAAAGAAATATCAAGAATTATAAAATTTGGTGGTAAAGTAATTTCTTTTGGTTGGAACAGTAATGGTATTGGAAAAAAATATGGTTTTGAATTAACAAAAATTGTTTTAGTAGCTCATGGTAGCCAACATAATGATACAATCGCAACTGTAGAAGTTAAAATATGAACACAATAGATTTAGAAAAAGAAATTAAGAAGAAACTCCGAGAGCAAAAAGATAAGGAGTATGGGGATTATAAAGAGAATATGGGATTGATTGCTTTTCTTTGGTCCGTTATATTAAAAGATAAATTAAAATCAGATGTCAAACCTTACGAAGCAGCAAACATGATGGTGATGTTAAAGATGTTAAGAACGACCCGAAAGTATAAAGCAGACACCTACCTAGATGCAAGTATTTATTTAGACATGGCAAGAGATTTACATAAAGAGGACTAGACATCATGTCAAAATCATATATAAAAAGAGATAGCGGAAGTTGTAATTTTGTTAGAGAACAAAAGTTCAGTTCCGTAGAGAATGCTGCTGATAATAAAGATCCTTTATCGGTAGAAGTAAAAGTCGGTGAAGTAAAGATTGACTTTACAACAGTGAGGAGAGAAGATGACAAAAGTCATACAGAAGATCCAAAAGCTGGAGGATCAAGCGAGGAAAAAATATGAAAGACATATTCTGCATTTGCAAAAAAGTAGAGAAGATAAAGCAGAATATAAATCGCTTGTATTCAAAGCTCAAAGACTTCGTGAACAAGTTACTGCATAAACAGTAATTACATATAAAACAACTAAAAGCTGTGCAAACAGAGAAGGGTTCTATGTCTCAAAATACAAATCAAAATTTATTAGATGAATATAATTATAAGATAAACATATCTGCTTATGAAAACTTAACTGAACGAGAACGACATATTCATCAGTCTGCATTTATGACTGGATACAAACTAGGTCAAGAACACACCATCAAATCTAAAACCATTACAAAATTTATTTATGTTGCTAAAGGTAAAACGCCTAACCAACATACCAGAACAACTGTCTACAAAACTGCAAACCGACAAGCCGATTATATTTTTAATAAAGTGTTAAGATATTACAATAGAACTTATGAAGAGATTGTATCACCAAGAAGATTGAAAGAATATGCAGAAGTTAGATCTGTGATTATTAATTTAATTAGAGAACTGACACCCTTGTCTTTACCTGAGATTGGTAGAATCCTTGGAGGTAGAGATCACACCACAATCTTACATCATTTAAGAATGAAGTTTGACCGCAGAAGATTTTGGAGTGTACACAATATTACTTGGCAGCATTATGAAAAGCTATATAAAGATTTAGAATTAGAACTAAAAGCTCTTTAAACAATTTCACCCTTAGTATTTACACACCAGATAATTAATTCTAATATTTTAATATCGTTTGTGGTAAATTGTATTTTTATTTCATCACCTACTTTGGTTGCTGCATCATAACACGCTTTAGGTGAGTTATAAATTTTAGTATCATTTTCTTGAAAATCCATACAGCTAATACCTCGTGGTGCTTCAGGATCAGCAAAACAAATCATTGCGAATAAAAAAAACGATTTCATTCACAAATCTATATACTAATTATGTTCTTGCGTAATTAGGTTTTTTACCTCTGCGTGTTTTTTTTTCTGCTTTTTGTTTTCTTGATACTGCAGCTCTTATTTGACTAGCAGACATTGATCTTACTTTAGACATAGGTAAACATTTAGGATAATTTTTTCTCTTTTCACCTTTTGATCTTCCGCATTTTGGATAAGAACCATCAGATCTTCTGTTAGCAACATCAACCCAGTTGGCTCTGACCCATGATCGTAAACCTTTTGACATTATTTTTTCTTTTTACGTTTTGGTTTTATTCTACCACTACATACCCCAGCAGCGTACATATTTGCATACGCACTGGGATACACTTTAAATTTTCTTTTAGCAGCAGCTTTACCTTTTGCACAAAGTTTAGCCATGTTTCTTTTGCACTGTAAACTTTGCCATTCTTACAGCTCCCTTGTGTGGTTTGTATTCACCCTTCATAAGTTTGTAAGATGAACCTTTTTTCATCCAATGAAAACCTCTAGGTGCTTTGATTGATTTGGTTGTCATCTTTTTTTACCCTGTCTTAGTTTAATAAAGTCTGCTCTTGTTATTTTATTTCTAGGTTCTGCAACACGAGCTATCTTCATCTGCTTTGCAGTATATTTTTTTTTACCTTTTTTCTTTGGCATGATTTCCTTTCAAGTAAACTTAGAAATTACTTTTTGCCTTTCTTCTTTTTCTTTTTCATTGAAGATCCTTTTCCCATAGATCCTTTTCCTTTTTTCTTCATTCCGTAATGTCCTGGCATTTTCTTCCTCCTTCTTTTGTTTCATATAAAGTGACCAACAATCTGGTTTTCTACAAAACCGATGACCACTTGCATAAATAATATAATCGCTACCGCAATTTATATTCTCATGTTTTTTACCACAATAATCACAACTGTATACAAATATTCTTTGTTGTTTTTTGCGTGGCATAAATTTTTATGATTTGTAACACAGTGTCGCAGAAAAGTCTAACACCCTAAAACATGATTGCTCTACTATTCAACAAAATGGAAAAAATAAAAAATCGCAAAAATGAACTGTGGTATAATGGGAGTTGAAAGGAAATTATTTATGAAAAAAAACAACGATGATTTCTTTCTATGTTATGCGTTGGGTAGTAGAGGTACTAGCTACGCATGGGGTAAAGGTAAAACCGAAGAAGAAGCTAAACAACAATGTGAGTTAGCTTTATCGGAAGGTAAAAAGTTTAGACATAGACCTTTTGCTTTTATCACTGGTCATAATGATTGGTGGTCTTTAAACCCAGCATGGAAAGAACTGTTAGATAATTAACAGTAAAAGGTGGGGTGGCGAAAGTCACCCTACCACTTCTTACAACTCCAATATCTCGCAGTCAATTTATTCGTTGCAGTTGCACAGCGATGTCTTGCTCTAAATGATTTCCGTCTTGCAGGTGATGATTTTTTAATCGTCATGTTGGCATCCCCATAACGAATAAGTTTGACTCGGTTTCCTACCTTTGCCAGAACCGCAAACTTTTTAGTCTTGGTTCTTGCGTTCTTAGGTTTGTTGTAACCTGAAAACTTTTCACCTCGGTATGTGATTGCCATGATTACTTTTCTTTATTGCATCTGCAAAATTTAAAAAGCAAACAAAACTTTTTAAATATTTTAAATATACATTTCATTTTATTTTTTCTATCCTTAATATTTTATTGTCTTTTGACAATTCAGCTTTTACTCTTGAACACATATATACCACCCTTGATCCACTATTTCTAGTGGCTATTCTTTTCTTTTTTAAACACTCAGATACAGTTGGCATATAGGTCATTTCTTTAAGTTGTTGAGGTTCACCTATAAACATGAGTAATGCCATGATCTCTACCATCAATGACCCCCATTCTTTCTTATTAACTTTTCCACATCTTCTTGTAGTTTATTTATTTTTTTATCAGCTTCCATGAGCAACACTTTAGTGTGGATATTTTCATCTAACTGCTTTTGATGCTTTTCTATTATCTTTGCGTTCATCTCAATTAACATTAGCATCTCTAAATTTTTAGGTGTTTGTTCTGCTTTTTTTAACAAGTCCGCTTCCATTAATTGTTTAGATGTTTCAAGATTATTTAATCTTTCTACAATACCAAAATAACCCCACACCCCTACAGCAATAACAATAATAATGCTGATAAGATTTCGCATTGGCATAGCAATAGATGTCTGGTCACTTATCTTCATTAAAAAACTCCTCTTTTCTTTTATCAGCTTCTATCTCTCTTATCCATCGTTTTGTTTCTGGATCTTCTGGGTCTTTGGTCACAAATGATTTTTGCATATAATCTAAAAAGATAATCAAAGTCGCTAAAAATAACAACATATCAATCATTTGAACTGGTCCTTATTTGGAAAGTTGTTTTTAACATGATCTAAAAATTCTTTATCGGTAATACATTTACAATAACGTCTGGGTCTTTGATATAAAATTCTCCATAATTTATTCTCCCATTTTGAGACTCTGGGAAGTAATATTCTGGCTATAGCTTTTTTAATTTTGTGCATACAAATAATACAATTCATACTCTACCTTGCTTGTTGTATTTTTTATTCTGTAATTTAAAGGATTTGTTTGGCGACTTACTATGTCGTCCTGGTCTTTTTATTCTTTTTCTTTCTAGCGGTGCGTACTCTTTTACTTTTCGTGCCATAACCTAATCCTTGCTGTGATTTCAAAGTAATCTTTGTACCAAATGTTTTACTAAACATTTTTGCGATTTGATTACTCATTACTTACGCTTTATCAGATCAGTAGCTTTCAGTCCATAGACAGATGCTATGACACCTACAAAAATTGTTTGATACCAAAATGGCATTTGTGAAAAATACTCAAAAAACAATTTCATTTTCTCCATGTGTGTTGGGTCATCTGACCACACCGCAAAACCTAGCATCACGATTGGCACTGAAAGTAAAATCAAGATGAACTCGTCTTTCCAGTCTGATTGTCTAGCTTCTAAAAGTTTACCTTGATACTCCGCCTCACCATTTGCCATCTTCTCAGCGTGTCTCATCTGAGCATCTGCCATAAGCATCTTTGTCTTTTGTCTATTTTTATAAATATGACTACCTGCTTGAGCTGCTAATTTTATTGCACTTAACCACATATTACCAAGGTTTATAATCTACTTTCCCATTTTCATCTCTAAATGCTCTGAGACTTTGTTTTCTGTTTTTCTTGCCGACATACGACACATGAATCCACCCACTATTGGGTTCATCTTCACCTTTCCAGAACTCTAAAATGAGTTGGTCAAAGTCAAGATTATTTTTAATCCATAATGCAGTATCATAATTGGAAACGCCAATAATTTCAAGGTCTGCTGCTTGACCTTTTGCGTGTTGGCTATTTATACTAGAACCAATGGCTAAGCAAAGTTCAGCACTACGATAGCCTGAAGTAATAATGACTGGACTTTCATAGTGGTTACGCAAAGGTTGAAGTACAGATTCTGCAAGTTTTTTTAATGCATCAATGTGGTCACTAGATGGATTGTTGGGTATTCCTTTTCTCTCAGCAACCTGAGATTTAGTAAGTTCATTTAAGTTAAAGTTTTCTGTAAGTTTCATTTGTTTTTAAATTTACGTTTTGCAACTTGATAAATTTCTCCTTGTTCAGTTACATATAATATTTCTACATCTAAATCTTTTTGTTGTTGTGTAGGTGAGCGATTGATTCTTGTGCCAGGTCTACAGCGATGCGATTGTTGCTGTCTAAGTGATACAGTTTTAACATCATATTTCCTATACTCCTTAGTTTTAATATTATAGGTAATAATGTCAATAGGACCTAACCCATCAAGGGGTGTAAATACAATAATATCATCTTGTTTTGCCAGATAAGACTGTGCAAGAAGCTGAGATATAATACCTTTCCTGTGTTTTACATTCATGTACTTATAGTTGTATAACTATATTTAGTACAATGTAAATGTTAGCCTACTAGATGTGGATGTTTAATCAAAATATTGCAATACTGCAGTGATGATACCTGCAAGGAAAATAAGAATCCATACTGCACCTTTACCTTTATTCAAATCCTCTTTAATTTTCTTTTGCTCTTCTTTGAGATCCCTAATCTCTCTGCAAATAAATTCTAGTTTTACTTCTATTCCTGATTGATCCATAATTTACCTTGCGTTATTTGGTACTCCATTAGAATTTACAAAAGGTGCTTTGGCTACTGCGTAAATTAGATAATTTCTATTACCATTAAATCCATCATTTGTACCCCTAAACTTTATGCCATTAGATACAAAATCGCAAATATCAGCAGATGTGTTTTCTGCATTTGAATTTTGTGGAAATAATCTTGCATTCATTAAATTTCTTGGACTACGTTTGTTATCTATCATGTGCCATGGGTCGGTAGATGTAATATCTTTTATAATGGCAAATGCAGGTTCAAAACCGAGGTGTACGTATCTACCATTTGAATTACCATTTCCAGCATAAGAAGATACAGCACTATACCCCTTAACACTGTGAAAACAATATGCTACAAAGGTGTTAGTATTTCCATTTGCATCACCTTCATTTCCTAATGTGACTAAAGTTGAACTAGGAGCAGTGCTGTTAAATATTGAACTTGCTGATGCTGGTGCGTTTCCTAAATTAACATTTATTACTTTATTAAAAGTTGAATCCACTGGCGTTGCTCCAACTCTCCAATTACCAGTAGTCCCTCTTGATTTTAACCAAACCATTTCAGGTGCAGAAGATAATCCATGTCCAAAAGTTGCACCTGATGTTCCATTTCCAGTGTAAGTCGCTATACTAAATCCAGCAGTTTGATTTGCACTTACTGAACTTGTAATTGTTCCATTTGTATTTGATGATGCAGAACCACCAGCTTTCCAGTTCCATGCTACATACGTTGCACTGTTTTGATTCCAATATGCTTTATCACCTGATGCCTCTGATCCATCTTCAACTCTAAAACCATCTGATAAAAAGGCACTTAGAAAACCAAAACGATCTTGTGCGTTTGAACCTTCAATACCTGTGGTATTTGTTGCTAATTCTGAATCTTGACCAGCACCTCTAACAACATCTAATAAATTGTGACCTGCGGCGTCATCTCTTCTGCGACCCCAGACCCAATCAGGTTGAAAACCTACTCCAGTTATATCTCTTGATTCATTATCATTACCTTTCCATGTTAAGGTATTAAAATATAAACCTGGACC